TTCCTGCGGCACTTCGAGCGAGCTTCCGGCAAACCTTACGCCCCTCTTCGTGAACTGCGAATGTGGCCGGCGCTTTAAGTACATGACAAATATCACGGAGGATCTCTTCGATATCCCATGCTTAAACTGCGGAAGTCCAGTGCCTGTTCAATATAATCCCAGATCAAACTCCTATGAGACCATCGGCAGAGCGCAAAGGAGGAAAAAAATATGCCTGAAATAACTGTTATGAAAGCAATCACCGTCTGGCAACCGTGGGCGTCACTCTGGGCCTGCGGGGCCAAGCAATTCGAAACCCGCCCTTGGGCGACAAAATACCGCGGGCCGATAGCAATTCACGCTGCAGCGATGAACCCGTTCAAGGTGATCCAGAATCTTAATGATGACACCATAGCCGCGATGAAGGCTTCTCTCCGCACTTTGGGGCTATTGCCGCGGAATGGAGATTTCCGCTATCTTCCCTGCGGCGCGGTCATTGCTACTGCCGAGCTGGTGGGCTGCCACAAGATGGTGCTGCACGGCGGGCGAGGCCTGTCCAGCGCCTCCACCGGATGGCTCGAAACAGACCATGGAATTTATGAGCCGGATGAACAGGAGCTGCTTTTCGGAGATTGGACACCGGGGCGCTATGCCTGGGAGATAGTCAACATCAAGATGCTGGAGACGCCTGTCCCGGCTAAGGGCAAGCAGCGCCTATGGGATTGGGAGGACGCATCATGAAAACCGTAACGATCAAAAACCTTTCGACCTTTGCTGATTATTCGGCAGTGGCGAGAGTGGCCCGGTTTATGTCCGGAAATGCATACTATGCCACACATGACGAGAACGGCAATGAGGTGGTCCGGATCACGCGCAGCGGAAACACCTACACCGTGCTTGATATGGAGGGCTGATCATGAACAGGTACATCTGCCCAGCCTGTGGCCGGTTTTCCTATTCTTCCGTTCCGCTGGAGGCGCAGGCTGACGATAGCTGCCCCTACCCTTTCTGCGAAGGGCATGTTATCCCAGCCCCTGAAGGCCAAAAATGCCGCATCTGCGGCTGCACATGGGATCATGCCTGCCCCGGAGGCTGCTACTGGGTAGAACCTGACCTGTGCAGCCGGTGCGCCGGAAAGGAGAGCCGGAATGAGCGACCGAATTGTAAAGCACAGCAGCCGCTATAAAGGGCCGGCCGGTGACAGCAGACCTGAGGCTGAAATATTCGCAGGGATTGAAGCGCGCGCTCAACAGGCACAGCTATACAAAGGAAAGCTGCTGGCCGTAATGGACGAAACCATGGAAAAAGCGGATCTGATGATGTGGGAAAGCCGCGCAGCGCTTGTGCGGGAAACCGCCATAGACTGGCTAATCAAAAACGATCCAGATTTTGCGGAGAGGGCCGCGCAGGCCGGGAAGGAAGATCAAAATGCGATATGAATACCTTTACGATCATGAAATGTTCGACATAAGCGCAAACGGACAATATTGCGGCGTGTTGGTTCCGACGCATGTCATGAAGAAGTTTATGAAAATCTCCGCTAAGTGGAGCGCAGAAATTCGGCAGCTCTTCAATGAGCATAAAGACGAACTTCTTGTATCTGACTGGACAGGCGTTTTCCCGGCTGACGAAAACGGGAAGATAATCGGTTCGGAAATCGTGACCTATTCATGCCCGGAAGATTTCAACGAACTGCAAAACCGGATTGCTCTATTTGTCCCAAAGCCTCCTGAACACAAAGATGTTTATATTTGTGGGCGGGAGACTGCCAAACAGATCGCGCAGGAAATATGGGACGAGAAGCAGCAAGAACTGGCGCAGGCTGAAAGGAGAGCTGAAGACGATGGAAAGTAAATCCCTCTGCCCGTTCAAGAAACGGGTCCACAAGGAAACGAATTCCATGACCGGCGTAATCACAACTCATGAATGGTTTGAGGAATGTGCAAAAAAGCGGTGCATGGCTTACCGGAACGGCAAGTGCCTCCGCCTTGAGTGTGCAAATAACAGAAAGGATGATCCACATGACCCTGCTTGACATGGTACGGGAGTACCAAGCCCTGCTTGAGCGTAAGGACGAGCTTGCGGCTCAAACCAAAGACAACAATGCCGCCATCGAAGATCGCAAGGTAAAAATCGCGCAGCAGATGGTTGATGATGACTGCCCCCGCATTTCCAGCGGCGGTTATTCATTCAGCCTCGCACAAAAGACCATCTACAGCAAGCGATCGGAAGAGGAGATCAAGAATAACGACGTGGCTTTCTTCGATGTCCTGCGTGAGGAAGGTCTGGGCGACATCATCGTGGAGAAGGTAGATCCACGTACCCTTCAGGCTACGATGAAATCCTACATAGAGGAAAACGGCGAGCTCTCCGAGGCGCTGGACAAGGTGGTCAAGGGCTTCGATACCGTCGACATTACCCGGCGAAAAGAAACTGTAAAAATTGGAGGTAAAAAATCATGAGCGACTATGAGCAGATGGAAATGGACATGACCCTCAAAGCGGATCTGGATATCAAGGAGAATATCCTGACGGCGATCCACTTCACTAAGAACAAAATCGTGGGTGGCGATACTCCCCCGGCCAAGGTTTGCAACCGGCACGAAGCTTACGGCATCGCCGCAGAAAACTTCTCTGCCCTGCAGGGCAGGGTCAAGGCTATTAAGGACAACATGGGTACCTTGCTCAACACCCTGCCCGATCCCAATTACCCGGCGCTTGAGGCCGTCAGCGCCCTTTGCAACAGCACAGCTGACGCCGCTATTCAGGCGGTCCGCATGGCCGCCGAGATGCAGAGAACCCTGAACGACCTCTACATCGTGGAACAACTGGGCAATGACAGCACCACTCCGATGGACGAGCTGGTCGCTGCCGTTGATGGTGACTTTGCCGAGGCTGAACCCGCCGAGGCCGAAAACGAATAATAGGAGGATATGAAAATGGCTAAGAAAACGGAACTTGCTGTGATGGACAGCTTCAAGATCGCGAACCGCTTTGAGGGTATGGACCCGGAACTGATGGCGGAGCTTCAGGACCAGATGGAAGATCTGGACAACGAGAGCGGTATTTCCTGCCGCATGGTCAAAATCCCTTCCGGCGGTGGCCTCGCCTACGAGGTGCAGGGTGACGACGAGGACGATGTCGAGTACATGAAGGAAGTCAGCGGCGTGATCGTCTTCACCCATCGCCTGAACGCTTACTGGGAAAAGGAGTACGGCTCCGGCGATGACGGGGACAAAATCCCGGTCTGCTCCAGCATGGACGGAAAGGTCGGCATCCGCAACGACACCGGCGAGGTCTGCGACTGCGAACATTGCCCCCTCAACGCTTACGGCACCGATATTAAGGGCGGCAAAGGCAAGGCCTGCAAGAATATGCGCCGGGTATACATCATGATGGACAATGACCCGAACCTCTACCTTCTGACCGTCCCGCCCACGTCCATCAAGGATGTGAACAAGCAGCTCGCCCGGATCATGGGAACCAAGGGAATCCCCTACACCGGTCTTATCGTCTCCTTCAAGCTTGAAAAGGCGACTAACTCCGGCGGAATCGCCTACAGCAAGGTGACCATCGAAAAGAAAGGTATCCTTCCTCCTTCAGCTTCTGGCATGGCCAAGGAGCTGCGCCGTCAGATCAAGGGTAAGTACACGGAAATGGCAATCACCTTGAACGACTATAACGCAGTGACGCCGGCCGTTCATGATGCCGACAACCAGGAGCAAACCGAAGAAATGGCAGGCGAGGCTGAATTTTCCGAGGTTGCCCCGGCAGATGATCTGCCCTTCAAGGATTAAGCTGAGCAGGCTCAAAGAATTGCAATCGCGGGGGTACCGCAAGGTACCCCCGCATGACGGGAGCAGCCTATGGAAATATACAGCGAAAGGGCGGTGAGAGTGGATGACGGCAAAAAATGCGGTTGACCTGGACAGGATTGTCGATTATAAGGCGGAATACAGCGCCGTCATTGAGAAGCACAAGATCACCGGCGATAATCTCACCGGGTTATGCCCTTTTCACGAAGACAGAAACAACAGCTTCTCCGTTGACCTGAAGACCGGGCAATGGCACTGCTTCGCGGAGGACCGGGGCGGGAACTTCGTGTCCTTCTGGGCGGAGTATAACAAGATGGACACGAAAGACGCCTACAAGGTCATCCTTGACAAATACGGCCTGAATCAGGATCGCCCCAAAGCGGCACCGCCGAAAAAGGCCAACGAGGCGGATCTTGCTGCGGTCTCTTACACCGTCGGGCAGTATTCCTTTGAAAAGCGTCTGCCTGAAGACTTCCTGCAGGATACTTGCCATGTCAGCACGGGCAAGGAGCGGAACGGCACTACATTCCTCCGTATCCCGTACCTCGACATTAATGGAGAGGAATCCACCTTCAGAAAAAGGTTTGGAAACAAGGATTTCAGATGGAAGTATGGTTCCAGCGGTAAAATCTGCCTCTATGGAGAATGGCGCTTACCTGAAATTCGCAAAGTGGGTTATGCCGTCATGGTTGAGGGCGAATCAGACAGCCAAAGCCTCTGGTATATGGGTATCCCAGCCATCGGCGTGGCCGGAGCGTCCATGTTCAAGCCACAGCAGGCAGACGTACTGCAGGACCTGAAGCTTTATATCCACAAGGAACCGGACAAGGGCGGGGAAACCTTTGTCGCTAAAGTCTGCAGCGGCTTAAAAGAGGGCGGATTTATCGGAGAAGCGTATCTCTGGAGCTGCGAGCGGCTCGGCGTGAAGGACCCGTCGGATCTCTACATAAAGCACGGGAAGGAAGAAGCGGCAAGAATGATCCGGGAGGCGCTCGACGGCGCCGAGAAGATCGATCTCGATAAGGAGCAGGTACCTGAGGCGATCACCGGCGCGCCAATTAATCTCAGACAGCCAGAACACTGGCTCTACTCGGAAAAAGGCATTAGCATAATCGACGAAAAGAAGTTCACTCCGACCAGCGTCTGCAGAACACCGATCATCCTGACGCAGCGGCTTAAGAGCATGGAAACCGGCGATGAGAAGATGGAGATCGCCTTTAAGCGGGATGATAAATGGAACACCGCCATCTACCCACGTTCCACCATTTTTTCCAGCCGGGCAATTACAGCGCTGGCGGACTTGGGGTGCACCATCACCAGCGAGAACGCTAAGCAGGTGGTGCGGTTCCTGGGCGCATTGGAAGCGGAGAACATTGACATCATTCCGAAGGCCGACGCCACCGGCACCTTCGGCTGGCAACCAGGCGGAAGATTCCTCCCCGGCCGCGCGGAGGGAATCACGCTGGACATTGACCCTTCACAGCGCGGTATGGCGGCGGCTTATTGTCAAAACGGTACCTTCGAGAAGTGGATTGAGCACATGGCGCCTCACAGAGCAAGGGACAAGTTCAGGTTTATCCTTGCGGCCAGCTTCGCGGCTCCGCTTTTGCGAATCGTAAAGCAGAGGATCTTCTTTGTATATAACTGGGGTGGATCAAAGGGAGGCAAGACCGCGGCCCTAAAAGCGGCACTCTCTGCGTGGGGCGACCCGGAACGGCTGATGGTGAATTTCAACGCCACACAAGTCGGCCTCGAACGCACGGCGGCTTTTTATTGCGACCTCCCCCTCGGCATCGATGAGCGGCAGCTCGCGGGGAACAATCAGGGAACGCTGGAGAAGGTCGTCTATATGATCGCGTCCGGCACAGGCAAAATCAGAGGCGCAAAGGGCGGCGGTCTTCAAACTACGCATCAATGGCGCACCATAGCTTTGGCAACCGGCGAAGAGCCGCTCAGTACGGATACAACGCAAACGGGTGTCAGTACCCGTGTGCTGGAAATATACGGCGGCCCATTCGAGAATGAGCAGGACGCCGGGCTGATGCATCAGCAGTCGGTCATGGACTGCGGCTGGGCCGGCCCTGCCTTCGTAGATCGCATCATCGGGCTTCATGAGCGGCAAATCTGTGAAGCATATGAAAAGATGCAGAGTTATGTCCGGGCAATCAGCGAGGGGAAAAACGGGTCGCACATCTCCGGGATCTCGACGGTTGCACTGGCCGATGCCCTTATTGACAGCTGGTTCTTCGGAGGCTCAAAGGAAGAGACGCTCATTCAAAATCCAGAAGCGAATTCGGAAATTCTGGAGCCGCTGGGAATTACCATGGAATCGTGGGCCAGAGCAAAGCGCATGGCGGCGAATATCCTCATTGACCAGGTGGAAAGCAACTCCATGGACGTAAACGAAAACGCAACGCAGTTCATAGTGGACTGGATACTGTCAAACAAGGCTTACTTCGGCACCAACGCCATAGGCACCTGCCTCGGCATGCTCTCTGAATCAGGGAACACGGTATACATATTTCCCTCAATGCTGAACCAGGCGCTGACGAAGGCCGGGTACTCGCCGCGCAAAACCATGAAGTACCTGGCGGAGCAGGGGCTGATCTCTTCCACGACGGACAAGTCTGGGAAAAAGATTTATTCCACCATCAAGTGGTTCACCAATCGAAGCTGCAGGTTCGTGGAGTTCTTTCTTGGAAAGCTGTCTGAAAAGAAGGATGGCATAGATGATTTTGAGGAACTGCACGGGGAAAGCGATGTACTCCCGAAAGAATGGGAACAACAGGCCATCGGGCAGCAAACCCAGTTTACAGAGATCACAGACAGCGATGAAGACCTTCCATTTTAACCGTTAAAGCCTTACACCTAAAATTAGGTGTAAGGTTAGGTGTAAGGAACGGCAGAAGCGTAAAAAGCCCGGAATGTCAAGGATTTTTAATATACTCTTACACCTATTACACCTCTTACACCTAATTTTATTGCATTCTGCAAATGCTGCACGATTCACGATTTTTTGTAAGTTGTGTAAAATTTCTAAAATATCAGGGTATATCAAAAAAATTAGGTGTAAGGTGTAAGGATTTCCGAAAAAGCCCGACGTTTCAAAGAGTAATAGCTATACACCTATTTTTAGCAACAGGTGTAAGGGCGGGGAAAGCTCCACAAAAAGGAGATGAAAACCGTGGACGAAATCGCAGAGAAGATCGCGTCATTCGAAAAGGCGCTGGAAAGGCTCAAGGCGAACCGGGAAAAGGTCCCTATCGAGGATCTTCAGACTAAATACGCCAAATCGTACAATCAGCTGGTGGCGGAGGTCGAGAGCCTCGGAGAGTGGTACTGCGCCGAATATTTCAACACTTTGAAATTTCCCACGCATCCGGGTGACAAGGCCGGGAATGAGTGGCTGGAAAAGAAGATCGCCGCCATCAAGCAGGATGAGCACAAGGAGGGCGGGCTTTATGACCAGATGCGGTCCTCGCTTACCGACCGACAGAACATGGACCAGTTCCAAGACTTGCTCGGCAAATTGTATGAGCGCCTCTACAATGAAGCCTTTGACCCATATTGGCAGCGCCATAACAGATGGACCGGAGATCCGGGCAACCGCTGGATTTACAACGACATTCTAAAAGCCTTCTGGCTTCCCGGGAAGGAGAACCCAGAGTACGGCCATTGGATCGATAACAAATACAATCACATCAATTACGCATTCACGCCCCACATCGGGGACGACCCGAAGAAAGAAGCGGCCACTGAAAGCCAAACCGCAGAAACAGTATGAAAGGGGAACAGAAAAATGGATACCAAAACACTGATTGCACGATTCGAGGCGGAGCTTGAGAAGGTTCAGCGCCCCGGTATTGATAAGCTCATGGCCTATATCCGTAAAAGCGATTTTTACGAGGCTCCGGCCAGCACCAAGTACCACCTCTCCTGCGAGGGCGGACTTCTCCAGCACAGCCTCAATGTTCTGGATGCGCTGCGGGGTAGCATGACCCCCACGCAAGACGGCCAGTGGGAATACCGGGCGGCCGGAAAGGTGATCGACACGATCCCGGATGATAGCGTAATCGTCATGGCTTTGCTTCACGATATTTGCAAGACCTACTTCTACACGGTAAGCCTCCGCAACGCGAAGAACGAACAAACCGGCAAGTGGGAGAAGGTCCCGTACTTCTCGGTCAAGGACAGGATGCCGCTCGGCCACGGCGACAAGAGCGTCATGATCATCAAGCAATACATAGAGCTGAGCAACCGGGAGATGTACGCCATCTGGTGGCACATGGGATATACCGACACGCAGGATACCTTGGCTCTCGGAAACGCTATTGAATTGTACCCGGCAGTCTGGGCGCTTCACAATGCCGATATGATGGCAAGCCGTATGATGGAGGCTGATGCCGGCAATAAAGAGCCGTTCACCCAGGCCGACCAGGAGATGGAGCAGGCGCCGGTTACGGATGAGCCCCCTTCAGACAATGCGGAGCCGGTCTTTGAGGAAGCACCGTCCTATGGCTCCTAACGCTATCGCTATCCGGAAGCAGAGCCGCCGCCTTTCCCGATCGGAGATGATGGACTGGATCAAAGAGAAATCCGGAAAACCGATCAGCGCCGCAGACTTTGACAAGCTTATGCGGGAAGCGCTTCCCAAGGAGAGCTACTACCAAACCGCCATCATGAAGTGGATACAGGAAGCCTACCCTTCGGCCTTCGTTTGGAAAGCAGCTGCCGGGCCATACAGCAGGCAGGGCATCCCGGATGTTTGCGCCATCATTGACGGCAGGTTTTACGGCTTCGAGATCAAACGTCCATTCATTGGGGAGCTATCCAAAATACAGGAAGAAACGATAAAAGCAATTCGGGCAGCTGGTGGAGTTGCTGCCGTGGTTTCCTTCCCGGAACAGGCAAATAAAGTAATCGACAATGGAAACCCTTAAGGAGGTGCGAATATGAAAGACTTAAGCGAACTTGATAAATGCAGGTCGGACGAAAAAGATGAAATCGGCATGTACGGAAGCAACAAAAACGGAGGCTTCGGCATTGAGGTTAATGGTCATCGGTTTTTCGTAATATCCGCTGTGGGCGATGATGGGTGGGAAGCCGTCAGCATCAGACCACTTGACTTAGATCACTACCCGACCAAGGAAGATATTGCCGCCATAAAGGACATGTTTTTCGAGGCGAGCGAGGCTATAAGCACAATCAGCGTAGAGCTGTTTCGGCTGCCAGAGGCGTGGGGACGGCCATGAAAGAAAACCCTCGACTTAAACGCAGAAAGTAATTGGTTAGGGAGGATCAAAGCTGATGGCAAAAGATAAATTGCAAGATTACATAATTCGTATGGCTGCAGAGGCCGGGACAAAGGCCGCTCTTGAGGCTTATGCGAAAGAAAAGGAAAAGGAAAAAAAGCGGCGCTCTGACAGGCGGCTGCGCGACACTAAGCGGCTGATGAAGAACTACCGAGAAATCAAGATTCACGCCGGCGACGCGGTCACCTCGCTCACAGAGGTGGAAGCCGAGGATTACGATTTTTTCCAAAGGCTTATGGAAGACAAGCACGATGTTGATGTTGATGCTATCGTTTCATCAAAAGCCAAATCTGCCATTATGCTCGCTCACATTGATGCAATGTTGTCGGCATATCAGACGATTTGCATGTCGTCCAAAAAGCCAGAGGAACAGCGAAGGTATCGTGTTCTTGAATCATTATGTCTGAAGGATAAAGAGGAGCAAGTATGGGATATTGCTGATCGTGAAAGCGTTGATGCGCGCACCATATACAGAGACTTTGATGCTGCCTGTGAAAAGATGAGCGCCTTGCTTTTCGGAATACAATGGATTGAGCGAGACTAATGTCACAAACGTGTCTATGAATCGACGCGAAAACGGCTACAATCGATATTGTAAAATTTTAATCATACGCCAGCCGTCCTCTGCTCTGCGGGGGACGGTTATTTCTATGGATTGGAGGTTGTTTAACGGTCTCGCGTTGCTCCTTTCGCGGGATTCCCGGCTCGGGTTGTTCGTTCGCCACCGGACAGCAGCGGGTACGAAGTCTATGAGGAGCGCGTTCCATGGAAATAATGAAAATGAAGCTCTCGGAGCTTCGGCCGGCGCAGTATAATCCGCGCAAGGCGCTGCGCCCTGGCGATCCTGCGTATGAAAAATTGAAGAATTCCATCCTCACCTTCGGAAATGTTGAACCCATTGTATGGAACCGCACCACAGGGAATGTCGTGGGCGGTCACCAGCGGCTCAGCGTGCTGCTTGATCTCGGAGTCGAGGAAAGCGAGGTCAGCGTGGTCGATCTGACCGAGGTCGAGGAAAAGCAGCTCAATATCGCACTGAACAAGATCACTGGCGAATGGGACGAGGAGAAGCTCGTCATTCTATTGTCGGACATCACCGGCGAAGGCGCGGACGCAACTGTTACCGGATTCGATGAAATGGAGCTGGAGCTTCTGTTCGCCGAGCTGGCTGACGCAGATCCTGCCGAGGACAACTTTGACGTTGAAGCTGAGCTACAGAAACCGCCGATCACAAAGAGCGGAGATCTCTGGCTGCTTGGCCAACACCGGCTCGTGTGCGGCGACAGCACGAAGAAAGAAACCTTCGATCTGCTGATGGATGGTAAACTGGCAAACCTTGTCGTTACCGACCCGCCGTACAATGTGGACTATGAGGGCGTGGCCGGCAAGTTCAAGAATGATCATATGGCAAGCGAAGCGTTCTACACCTTCCTGCTTGCGGCGTTCCAGAACACCGAAGCGGCGATGGCGCAGGACGCTTCTATCTATGTATTCCATGCCGATACGGAAGGGCTGAACTTCCGGAGAGCGTTTGCGGATGCAGGGTTTTACCTGTCCGGCACATGCATCTGGAAGAAGCAGAGCATTGTTATGGGGCGAAGCCCGTATCAGTGGCAGCATGAGCCTGTGCTATTCGGATGGAAGAGGAAGGGCAAGCACCAATGGTATTCAGACCGCAAGCAATCAACGATATGGGAGTTCGATAGACCAACTAAGAATCCGGATCACCCAACGATGAAGCCTGTGGATCTAATCGAACACCCGATTATTAATTCGAGCCTGACAAACTGCATTGTCCTTGACCCCTTCGGAGGCAGTGGCACAACACTGATCGCGTGCGAGCGTAAGAATAGAATCTGTTACACCATTGAACTCGAAGAGAAGTTCTGTGATGTGATCGTTAAGCGCTTCATAGAGCATGCCGGATCAGATCAGGATGCCCGTGTGCTGCGCGATGGCAAGGAGTATGCCTACCGCGAGGCGCAGGGGGCCAAGGTACTGTGACGGGGGGGGTGCCAAGGCTTGCGGGCTCGTCGACCCCGATTCTCGCGTAGTCTCCGGAAAATTTTTTTCCGGGACTTTCCTTGTCGGGGCATAAAATGACCCCGAAAATTGGTGTGAAGTGAAGCGGAACGGCCGGGGAAATTGATTGACATTTGCCTGATGTCTACGCAGAAAGGGAGTGAATTTCTATGGCTACGCCGAAAAAAGAACCGGTTCAGGAAGAGCCGGGATACTGTAAAACGTTGGTATTAGCAAACCTTTTTGACATAACAAGTCAATGGGTAGGCCAGCTTACCCGCGACGGCGTGCTGCGTAAGCACCAGACGAAAGCCGGGCCGCGCTATAACGTGGTCGAAGCCACGAGAGCTTATTGCAATTACCTTCGGAGCAAGGCGGCCGGGCGTGAAGATAAGGGTAACCCGGAAGCGGAGAACAGCAAGCTCAGCGCCGAGGTCAGACTAAAACAGGCCAAGGCGGACATTGCCGAGCTGGAGGTCAAGGAGCTGCAGGGCAAGATGCACCGCAGCGAGGACGTCGCGTCCATGACCGAAGATTTAATCTATTCCGTCCGCGGAATGCTGATCGCGCTGCCCGGCCGCCTGGCCGTCGACGTATCCAACATTTCCAGTCCTGCAGAAGCAGCCGACGTCATCCGCAAAGAGGTTTTCAAGATTATGGCGGAGATGGCCAATTACCGCTATGATCCTAAAAAGTATGAGGAGCGCGTCCGGGAGCGGCAGAACTGGGATGTGATGAACGGGCGTGACGAGGATGACGAGTAACAACGACGCCCTACGGCTGAATATCGCGATTGCAAAAGCTCTGGCCGGTATGAAACCGCCCGAAGATTTGACCGTTACCAAATGGGCGGAGGATAACCGCCGTCTGTCCACCGAGAGCAGCGCCGAAACCGGGCCGTGGAGAGTAGACCGAACGCCGTACCTGCGCGATCCGCTGGACGCGTTCACCGATCCGAGGGTACGGCGCATCATCCTTGTTTCCTCTTCTCAGATCGGCAAGTCTGAATTCGAGAACAACATCATCGGCTACATCATCGACGAGGACCCGAGCAGCATTCTCTTTGTGCATCCGACAACCATCGACGCCAAGGAATATTCAAAGCTCCGTATCGCGCCGATGATTCGAGATTGCCCTACGCTCCGCAGAAAAGTAGCCAGTCCCAAAAGCAGGGACAGCAACAACACCATTCTTCAGAAAACGTATCCCGGCGGCATTCTTACGATGTGCGGTTCCACCGAGGCCCACTCCCTGGCATCCAAGCCAATCCGTTATGTAATCGGCGATGAACGTGACCGATGGTCCGTGTCGGCCGGTAAGGAGGGCGACCCGTGGAAGCTGGCCATGGCCCGGCAGATCACGTTTTATAATGCAAAGGCTGTGGAGGTTTCCACACCCACCATCAAGGGCGCCAGCGCCATAGAAGATTCATTTGCCGAAGGCACGATGGAGCGCTGGTGCGTCCAGTGTCCGCATTGTGGCGGCTACCATGATATCCGCTTCGCTGATATCCGATATGAAAAAGAAGAAAAGATCGTCAATCACAAGAAGCAATACAAGGTAACCGAGATCTGGTATGTCTGCCCGCAATGTGCTTGCGTATCCGAAGAACGGACAATGAAAAAGCAACCCGCCAAATGGATCGCGGAAAATCCGGACGCCTACGAGCGGGGCGTCCGTTCTTTTTGGCTCAACTCCTTTATCAGTCCCTGGGCATCCTGGGAATCGACCATTCTGGAGTATCTTTACGCCATCGGCAGCTCGGCAAAAATGCAGGTCGTTTATAACACCCGCTTCGGAGAACTGTGGGAGGACCGCGGCGATCTGGAAGACGAGGATAGCCTGATGGCTCGCCGGGAGGAATACTCAGCCGAGCTTCCGGATGGCGTCCTGGTTCTCACCGCCGGCGTGGATACGCAGGACGACCGGCTTGAATATGAGATTGTCGGACACGGACATTTTGGCGAGACCTGGGGCGTTAAGAAAGGGATCATCATGGGCCGCCCGGACAGCAGTGAAGTATGGGAAACGTTAGACGACGTTGTCAACCACGAATACAGCTATGCAGATGGGATCACGCTCCGCCCGTCAATTACCTTTGTGGATGAAGGCGGACACTTCACGCAGGACGTGCGTATGCGCTGCCGGGAGCGGTTTAGCAGAAAGGTCTTCTGCATCAAGGGCAGCAACGGCGGAGACGGCGTGCCTTACACGGCCCCACCGAAGAAGCAAAAAATAGTTGTGAACGGGAAAGCCATAGGCACTTGTTGGCAATACGCCATAGGTGTCGATGCTGGCAAGCAGCTCATCATGGACAATCTGCGGGTACAGGCCCCTGGATCAAAATACTGCCATTTCCCAAAGCGGGACGATTATGGCGGCACATATTTTTCCGGTTTACTCTCTGAACGGCTGGTATATAAGACAGATCGAAAGAACCCGTGGCAATGGGAGAAGATACCCGGTCACGAGCGGAATGAGCCTCTTGACTGCCGCAACTATGCGATGGCGGCGCTCAAGGCACTCGCTCCAGATCTCGACGCAGCAGACAGGCGACTGCAGATGGCCCGTGGTGAACAGACAAAGACGGTCGTTGCAACGGTTCCTGCGGTAAAGCAAAAACGCGCCCAGAAGCAAAACTCCCGGGCAAGCCGGTATTATGACGATTGGTAAGGAGGAAATCATATGGCAAGCACAACTGAGATCAAGGCGCGGCTGGCGTTCTGGCAATCTGCGCTCGAAAAGCTCCGCACCGCATATCTCGCTCTGGTGAGCGGCGGCGTGAAGAGCTACACCATCGACGACCGGCAACTCACCCGATTTGACATCCCGGACCTCACGGACGAGATCACGGCGGCCGAGGCAAAGGTCGACGAGCTGACCGCGGCGCTCGCAGGAAAGCGGCCGCGCAAGGCGTTCGGCATTGTGCCAAGAGACTGGTAATCATGGGTATACGCCCGAGAGGGCTTTTACCACGGACTACCCGGCGGAGTTTGTTGCTCCTTTCGCCGCCGGGCGGTCCGTTTATATTTCACAAACAGGAGGCGATGAACGTTGAGCAAGAAGAGGTCCAGACGTAGCGGCGGATCACCGCAGGCTAAGGGATACAGTGAAGCCGGAGCGAGTATCACCAGACGGGCGCTCAAGGGGTTTATCCCCAGCAGCGGATCGCCGAATGAAGATATCAATCGCAATAACAGCACACTTCGGCAGCGATCTCGGATGCTGTATATGGCTTCGCCCGTGGCAACGAGCGCGATCAACACCAACCGTACTAAAGTCGTAGGTACCGGCCTAACGTTAAAAAGCAGCATTGACCGAGACGTTCTCGGCGTGTCCCCGGAGGCGGCTAAGGCGTGGCAGAAAACAACCGAAGCGGAGTTCAGATTATGGGCCGGGAAAAAACAAAACTGCGATGCGCTGGCCGTTAACAACTTTTTCGGAATGCAGCAGCTTGCCATAAAATCCTGGCTTATGAGTGGGGACGTGTTCGCAGTCGTAAAACGATACGAACCGACACCGCTCAATCCGTATTCTCTTCGCATCCATATGGTAGAGGCTGACCGCATCAGCACGCCGGCGGATTATGTCGGCGGAGCTGCTGTTTCCGGATTGACAGAAGGAAACGTCCCGGACGGAGAGCTGGGGGCCGGGCACAAAATTCACGACGGCGTGGAAGTCGATGTTAACGGCCGTATTGTTGCCTACTATGTGCGCAACACTTACCCGTACCAGTACACGTCGGAGCAGACAAAATGGGAACGGGTCGAGGCATATGGAACGCTGACCGGGATTCCGAATATCCTTCAGGTCATGGATAGCGAGCGTCCGGATCAGTACCGCGGCGTTCCGTATCTTGCCCAGGTCATAGAGCCACTGCTGCAGCTGCGCCGATATACGGAAAGCGAGCTGATGGCAGCACTTATCCAGAGCTTTTTTACGGCATGGATCGAGACAAAGACAGACCCCACGGAGATCCCAACGAACGAAGTTGGCGCTGGAGATATTGGCGGCGTCCCAAGCGAGGACCCGGAGGACGATAACCGTTCTTTGAGCGCCAACGAATACGAAATGGGACCAGGTACGGTTACGCACTTGGAAGACGGCGAAACAATTAAATTCGGAAACCCAAATATTCCGACAGCCGGATTTGATACCTTCGTCAAGCGAATCTGTCAGCTTGTGGGCTCGGCCCTGGAGCTGCCCTATGATGTTCTGATCAAGGAGTTCAATTCCAGCTACTCCGCCTCCCGCGGTGCGCTGCTTGAGGCATGGGAAGCATTCAAGATGCGGCGTGTCTGGTTTGTTGATGATTTCTGCCAGCCAGTCTATGAACTGTTTCTTTCTGAGGCTGTGGCACGCGGACGGATCAAAGCTCCCGGTTTCTTCGATGATCCGCGCCTGCGCGAGGCGTGGTGCTGCGCTCGCTGGATTGGTCCGGTGCAGGGGCAGCTTGACCCAAAGAAAGAGGTCGAAGCTGCCATTCTGATGGCAGATCGCGGCATTAAAACTTATGAGCAGATTACCCGTGAGTTAGGCGGCGGAGACTGGGAGGACAACATCGAGCAGTCGAAGCTCGAAAATGAAAAGATCAAGGAGGCTGGAGGCGGCGCATTCTCCGCCTCAAACGGCGATCCGTCCGACGATGATGAAGGAGGAGGTAAAAAAGAATGAGCATTCCGATGAAAAGGGCGTTCGGCAAGAAGCCGGCCGCCGTAAATATCAAACGAAACTTTTACACGATGGCCTCCGTAGATGGAGACAGCGCTGAGATCACTATGTATGGCGACATCGTTGAAGAGCAGCCGAGGGACTGGTGGACTGACGAGCCCGTTGAGGGGCAATACATTGTCGAGAGCGAATTCCTTGAGGACCTGAATGCTGTTGCAGGGTGCAAGAAGCTGACGATCCGCATGGACAGTCTCGGCGGAGACGCCGGTGTGTCCATCCTGATCCATAACCGGCTCCGTGAGCTGGCGGCGAATGGTACGGAGCTTATCTGTATCGTGGACGGCGTGTCCATGTCCGGCGGCTCTCTCATCATGTGCGCTTGTGACACGGTGCGCGTCAACCCGTCCAGCTTGGTCATGATCCACAAATGCTGGTGTATCGTCTGGGGCGGATATAACGCCGATGAGCTACGGCAAATGGCAAATTCAAACGACGCCTGGGACAAATCCCAGGTTGCAATCTATAAGCGAAAGTGCGGCCTCTCGGAGACCGTTATTGCCCACATGATGGCAGAGACAACCTACATGACCGGAAAGGAAGCCGTTGAGAAAGGCTTCGCCGACGAGCTCATGGAGGATGCTGAGCCTCTGAATATCGCAGCCAGTGCAGACGGGCGAAGCTTGTTTGTTCGTGGGTGCGAGATGCACTTGACGCCTGGCATGTTTGTGCCGGACAACATTCCTACGGTCGAATCCGGGGCCGCAGCTCCGGTTAAGACAAATATAAATCAGCCGGCTCAGACCGGCGGTCATGAAGGAGGAAACACCATGGCAAAAACCCTTGAAGAGCTGCGGGCCGAAAACCCGGAGCTTGCTACCCAGCTGATGGCCGAGGCTCAGGCCGCCGCGTCCGCAGAGGCCACCAGTACCAACACTGCCGCGGTTGAGGCAGAGCGCCAGCGCATCGCCGATATCGACGCGATCGCCGGACTGTTCGACGATGAGGCCGTACATGAGGCAAAGTACGGCGAACATCCCTGCACCGCCCAGGAGATGACTTACCGCGCGGCTCAGAAAGCCGCAAAGCAGGGATCTCAGTTCCTGAAGGACATGGCGGCAGACAATCAGGCTTCCGGCGCGCAGAAAGTTCCGGCCGCGCCTGGCGCAGAAACCGAGGTCGATGACAAGGATATGACCCCGAACCAGCGTATGACGAACGCACGGGCTGAGGTCGCAGACCTGCTCGGCAAGAAGAAGGAGGGCAAATAATGTCTACCAATCTCTATCGGAAGGTCGGCGAGATGGACTATGACGGTCTGCTCGCCGATATCACTCCCCCTGTTCAGGTGAGGGGCGGCACAATTGATCGGCTTGAAACCGCCGCGATTCTTGCGCGCGGCACGGTAATGGCAAAGGGAGCAACTACTGGGAAGCTTTTCGTGCTCGGCACTGCTGAGACTTACCAGAAATCCCAGAAATTTTCCGGGGATGGAACAACGGATGACTTCACCGTGACGGATAAGCCTGCGACGTTTACCAAGGTTACCATTGGCGGTACTGCTACCACGGCGTATACCTATGTTGCGTCCACCGGTGTTATCACGTTCACTTCCGCGCCCGCATCCGGCACTAACAACGTCGAAGCATTCTATAACATGACCGACACCGGCACGGCGGATTGTATCCTCTGCGACGACACAGAAGTCGGCACGACCACTGATGTAAATGCCGCCGTATACACTGCCGGTTGCTTTGACCCCAATAAGGTGACGGTAGCAGAAAGCTATACTATGACCGAAGCGGACATGAAGCAGCTGCGTGAATACGGCATCGTCTTCAAGGCTGCTTCCGCTGCAAACTGATTGGAGGGTATTAAATAATGGCAACTACCATTGATTTTTTTGATACCTATGTGCTGCTGGCGATCACCGAGGAAATCGTCCCCCAGCCGTCCTTCTTCAAGGACAGGTATTTCCCCACCGGCGCGAATGACATTTTTGCCGCCGACAAGGTCCTCACTGAATACCGCAAGGGCGACCGCAAGATGGCCGCTTTCGTTTCTCCCCGCGCCGGCGATATCCCCATGGACCGCATCGGATATGCGATTCACGAGTATCAGCCCGCATTTATTGCGCCATCCCGTTCTCTGACTCTGGATGACCTGCAGAAGCGCGGCTTCGGCGAAGCTCTGTATCCGGGCATGACCGCCGCCCAGCGCGCCGCTCAGCTCCAGCTTCGGGACATGGCAGACATGGATCTGCGCATTCGCCGCCGCGAGGAGTGGATGGCTGTGCAGACCATGATCAACAACGCCTGCACCATGCAGGAGTACATCGACGCAAATACCCAGGGCGATACGCTGTATGTCCAGTTCTATGACAGTGCCAGTGAGCACACCTACACCGTGGCGCATGTCTGGAACGGAACCGACGGGGATTTCTTCGGTGACGTCAAGGCTATGTGCCGGCTGCTCTCCCGCAGAGGTCTGCGTGCCGCTGACCTTGTTCTTGGTACCGATGCGGCTGACGCGGTCCTCGACCTTGAAAAGGTCCAGAAACTCCTGGACAAGAACAGCGGTATCATCATCGGCCAGATCGAGCAGGCGCTCAGCCTCTACGACGGCGTGGTCTATATGGGTACGCTGAACTTCGGAGGCTTCAAGCTGAACCTGATCAGCTGCGACGAAACCTACATGGGTGACAACGACAGCGAGCAGAAATATTTCCCTGCTACTTCTGCGATGGTCACGGCCCCCGGCTGTGGTCACATGATGTATGGCCAGATCAGCCAGATTGACTATGGCAGCGAAAACTTTACCACTCACGCTGCGGCTCGCGTCCCTAAGTTCATCCTGGATCAGCCGCATGACATCCGCAAGCTGCGCCTCGGTACCCGTCCGCTGGCCGCACCGAACAACTACTGCCCGTACATCTACGCCGCCAACGTGGTGTCCTGATGCCATACGGAAAGGAGTAGGACATGAGAAAAGTACAAATCACGAGTGGAGCTTACGGTTACAGACCGGAAGGTTCCCTGCACGTTCAGCCGATTACCAGTAGAGACGGGCCTATCGACCTGGCCGACGAGGAGGCCGAAAGGCTTGTCAAGCTTGGCGTTGGCAAGTACACCGCCGACAGTTCGCCGGAAGTCCCTACCACGCCCGTTGCAACGCCAGAAGGAGGCGGGAGCGGCGGAAGAACTACCGAGAACCCGCCCGATGGAGAGGGCGGCTCTCAGGAGCCTGAGACGCCCGAAAATCGCCTTGATCCCGAAGACCTCATAAAGATGACCCGCACCGACATGGAAAAACTGGCGGCGGATATGGGCGTTGACGTCAGCGGGGCGAAGAACAAGACCGAGATCGCGCAGCTGCTGGCGGCGGTGCCGGTAAGCGTTGATGAGGATGCGGGCGGGGATGACAATGGCGATGGCGAAGATCCGCCTGATCTTGCGCCGGAAGTGCCTGAGACATGAGCGGGTTCAGAGATATGGTGGCGGCCGACAGCAAAAACGTATTCATGAACGCGGACGAGTTTGCCGACACCCGCACCATTATTTATGATGGGGTGACATATCAGGATATTCCCATTGTGCTTTCCGGCCTTAAGGAGCAGGACAGAAATCAGCTCGTTACTACTTCTGATCACGCGCAGGGGCTTTACCTTGTATCCTCCGTTCTTCACTGCGCGGCGGCGGACCTGGGCGGGGCCACTCCGGAGAAGGGCCAGCGTATCAAAATCAACGACGAGGAGGGCGGCGGCGGATTCTTTCGGGAATTCTACGTCGCCTCCTCTGTCTGCGAGATCGGCATGTTGCGCGTTGAACTGGAGGCGATTGATGAATGAGCACCGTATACTTCGACGAGGTCGGCGAGTACCATCTTGACCGCGTGACAAAGCTGCTGGCCGGTATCCCGGGCGGCGTTTACAAGGCAGTCGGCAGCGCGATCAAAAGGTCGGCACAGCACGGGCTGACGGTCGGCATGAAGATCGTTTCGGAAGAATACGCCATCGGGCAAGGAGAACTCAAGAACCGCACGAAGCATATTAACACCGTTGCCAAAGACAGCGCCGGCTCCTACGAAGTAACCTTCGGATACCGTGGCAATGTGATCCCGCTGATTCATTTCGATACCAAGATTGATTCCAGCGGGCGCATTGCCACGCGCGTCCTTCGGAGTAATGCGCGGCAGCTTCTCGACCATGCGTTTACCGCCCATGTCGGAGCGCATACCGGCGTGTTTGAACGTGAAACGAAGGAACGAACGCCGATCAAGGAGCTATTCGGGCCGTCGGCTGTGCAGGCGTTCTACGCGCATGAGGAAACGGTGGACAAGATGGACAAAGAGATCGGCAAAACCTACGAGGCGCGCATTGAGCATGAGATCACGCGCGTCCTTAATGGATGGGGAGGGTAAACGATGACCAAAAACGCATTGCTCGACGCACTGGCAGCCGTCACCGAAGAAGTGACCTGCGACCTGATTATGCCTGTCCGCATGCAAGAAGGCGATTCGGAACAGCAGTATAGAGCTGCCGAGGTATATAAGATGCGTCTCCCGGACAGCAAGGCGGCCAAAAAAAAGGCCCCGTATATCCTTCACCAGATCATCACAACCAAAGACGAGCAGCCACAGGGCGAAAGTGTGGCCGCGACAGCGACCGTCCGTTCCATCTTCTGCGTCTATAACGACGATGAACAGGAGGGCGGCCTGATGCTGCTCAATCTCATGGAGCGGCTGCGCATCAGCCTGCTTCGGCGGGTCGTGATCGACAGGCGTTTTCAGCTTGACCTTCAGGCCGGGCTTGAATCGCTTATCTATCCGGACGACACCGCGCCATACTATGCCGGAGAAATGTCTTCCATGTGGAAGCTCCCGGCAGTTGAAAGAGAGGTGCCATCACTCAATGGCGACTAAGAAAGAAACCGAGCCTGCGGTCGTTGAGGCCGCAGAGGAAGAAACCGTTGTGGAAACCAGAAAGGCAGCTCCTCCAAAGGCCGCGAAAGCGACTGTGGAGAGCTGCCGTTTTAGCGTCTACCTCGGTCCTTCCATTCGAGGGGTGATTCAGCGCGGTACCATTCTAAACGGTACAAAGGAAGAGGCTCTTGCTTCTATCTCTTACGCCGTTGAGAAGTTCCCGCTGATCGCCTCCCTCGTGGTACCCGACGAAACCATCGCCGAAGACCGCGTGAAGGTCAAATCGCCCGGCAATCTCCTGTACGTCAATTACAGGAAGCTGGCCTCCGGGCAGAAATCAAAATAAGGAGGAAATCTAAATGGCTAATCATGGCGTTTATGTGTCCGAGCAAGCAACGAGCGTCAGTACCCCTGTGGTTGCCGATTCCGGCATTCCGTTTGTTATCGGTACCGCGCCCGTGCAGAGCGCCGAATCTCCCGCCTCCGCCGGCACTCCCGTACTTTGTACGAGCTGGGATGAGGCAGTGGAAAAGCTCGGATACTCCGACAACTGGGAGAGCTATCAGCTCTGCGAATTCATGTATTCCCACTTTAAGCTGTATGGCTGCCAGCCGGTCATCTTCTGCAACATGCTCGACGCTTCCACAATGAAATCCAGCGTTGCGGCCGCGGATGTGACCGTTGCCGACCACAAGACCAAGCTGCCGATCGAGGCGATCAACGACAGCAATCTTGTCGTTAAGGCATCCGGCGGCACCGGCTCCGCGTATGTAAAGGGTACCGACTACGATACCTACTACTCCGGCGAGTACCTGATGATCGAAGTCCTGTCCGGCGGCAGTGCGTACAGCGCGTCCGCGCTGAACGTGGCCTACAACAAGGTTACCCCCGCATCCGTTACCGCCGCTATTGTTGCCTCTGGCATGGAGAACATTGAGAAGTGCCTGACCACGCTGAACACAATCCCCGATCTGATCTGCGCGCCCGGATTTTCCGACGCCACAACGGTCGCCGCCGTTATGGCGACCAAGGCGGGCGGCATCAACGGTATGTTCAAAGCCAAGGCGGTCATCGACATCAGCTCTTCCGACAGCGGCGGCGCTACGTCCTATACCGCGGCAATGACGATGAAATCCGGGAACAACTTCACCGATCCTGATGAAATCGTCTGCTGGCCGATGCTGAAGCTCGGGAACTACAAGTTCCATATGAGCACACAGCTTGCCGGCCTGATGGCGCAGGTTGATACCGACAACAGTGGCTGCCCTTACGAGAGCCCGTCCAATAAGAGCTTTCAGTGCGATTCTATGGTACTGGCGGACGGTACGGAAGTCGATCTGACCAAGAGCCAGAGCGATACCCTCAATGCGGCCGGGATCGTTACGGCGCTGAACTTCCTTGGCGGCTGGGTGTGCTGGGGCAACTACACTGCGTGCTACCCGACCAACACCGATGTTAAGGATTATTTCATTTCGGATTCCAGAATGTTCGACTGGGCGGGAAACACGGTTATCAAAACATTCTGGAGCAAGCTCGACAAGCCTATGAACAGGCGTCTTATCGACACGATCATGGATACCTGCAACATTTGGCTGAACGGTCTGGTCGGCGCGGGATACCTGCTTGGCGCTCGTGCCGAGTTCAAGGATGGAGAGAATGCGGAAACCGACCTTATGGCAGGCATTGTCAAGATCCATATCTATATGACTCCGCCCAGCCCGGCGCAGGAGATCGACTTCGTGCTTGAGTACGATGCCGACTATGTGACCTCGGCTCTGCAGAGCTAAGAAGGAGGAATAACAGATGCCGAAATTCGATGAAAGCGTAATCAGCTTTGCTGTCTACGAGGACAGCGTTGAGTATGTCGGCATGGCAAAGGCGACTCTGCCCGACCTGACCGCTCTGACTCAGACCATTCAGGGCGCGGGCATTGCCGGCAACGTGGAGGCCGTTATTCCCGGCCACTACGACGCCATGTCACTCACGCTCAACTTCCGCACCACCACGACCCAGAGCATCAAGCTCTCTGAGCCGCGCCGGCACAATATCGACTTGCGCGTGGCACAGCAGGTCGAAGATACCGTAGCCGGTGCCATAACTGTTCAGAATGTCAAGCATATTCTGGTGGTCATTCCCAAGAAAGACGCCGGGGGCTCTCTTGCCCCCGCAACGACCGGTGATGGCTCCGGCGAGTATGCCGTCCGTTACTGGGCCACCTATATCGACGGCGTGAAGTGCCGCGAGATCGACCCGCTGAACTTCATTGCCTACGTCAATGGCACAGATTACCTTGCGGACGTCCGCAAGGCTCTCGGCAAGTAAGGAAACGCCCGGGGCGGAGAAATCCGCTCCGGGCATCTGCGTATTTTGAAAGGAGTTTGTATCATGAGCAAGGAAATTAAAAGCACTGAACCCGCCGCCATCATCGATGCGGAGGAATTCTCCGTCGCGGAAAAGAGCGCGGAGGAAAGCGCGTACACATACATCCATAAGTTCAAAACGCCGTTTGCATACGAAGGAAAAACCTACGAAGAGCTGACCTTCGACTGGGGCAAGCTCACCGGCGATGACGGTCTTGCCATTGAGAACGAGATGCAGCAGCTCGGGAAGCCGGTCATCGTACCGACCTTCTCCGGTGAGTATCTGGTGCGCATGGCGGCCCGCGCCTGCAGCGAGCGCATCGGGCAGGACGTGATCCGGGCCATGCCCATTTCCGACTACAACAAGATCAGGAGCGCCGCCCGCTCTTTTTTGCTGAAATCGGAGCTGTAATCGGCGACGGCGGAACATGGCTCCGGCGGCAGTGCCTGATTATGGCACAAACGAACAATACGCCCGTTCCATACTGGCTGTCCCTTCCGCTCTCCGAGCTGGGAGTCTGGATCAGGGACAGCAACCGTATTGTGGCCGAGCGCAACTCCAGAAAATGACGTGTGGAAGGAGAACCAGCAATGGCGAACCAAAAAGAATATGATTTGCTTTTCCGGCTGAGCGCTCAGCTCGGCGGGAACTACGGCAGCACCTTTAAATCCGCTCAAAGCGCCATTGCTTCCATGCAAAAGGAAATTGACGGACTCAGCAAAACGCAGTCCGACATTGCCTCATACCAAAAGCAGCAGGGCGCGATCTCCTCGTCGGAGGAAAAGCTGAAACGACTCAACTCGGAATACGCCGCCCTGCAGAAGCAGCTGACCGCGACGAAAGAATACAGTACAAGCCTTGCTTCGGAAATGCAGCAGCTGAAAAATGTGACGGGCGCGGACGAGACGGAAAACGCGAAGCTCTCGGCCCGGTACCAGGAGCTGGAGACGGAGCTGAAAAAGGCCGGCGTCGAGAGCGCGAACCTTCAAAATAAGATGCTCTCCAAGCAGCAGCAGATCGACAAGACGTCCTCCTCTCTGGACCAGCAGACACAAAAACTCGGGCAGATGGGCAAGGCGCTCAATGAGGCCGGCGTGGATACCGGCAACCTCGCGAAGGAAAGCGCGAGGCTTGGTACGGAGATCGACGAAGTAAAGCAGAAGCAGGAAGAGGCGGCGGATAAAGCACAGAATTTCGGGTCCGCTGCCTCTCAGGCGTTCGGGGCAATCCAGCAGGCCATCGTTGCCGCTGGCATTACCGTGGCGCTGAAAAAAATCTATGATGCTTTTAATGACTGCGTCGATGCGTCTATCGATTTTGAGTCTGCCATGACCGGCGTTTCCAAAACCACGGACATGAGCGACGAAGAGCTCGCCTCGATGTCCGAGACCGTCAAAGATCTGTCGACAGATATTCCAATCACAACGGATGAGCTTGCCGCCGTTGCGGAGACGGCCGGTCAGCTGGGCATTGCCAAGGGCGACCTGATCGACTTCTCCGAGGTCATGAGTATGCTGTCCACGGCCACCACGATGACGGCTGACGATGCGGCTACCATGCTGGCGCAATTCGCCAACATCACGCAGATGGACCCGGCCTACTACTCGAATCTGGCCAGCGCCATCGTTGACCTCGGCAACAACTACGCCACCACGGAGCAAAAGATCACCGAAATGTCCCAGGGCATTGCCGCGAGCGCGTCGCTCGCCGGTATGTCTGAGGCTGATATGGTAGCTCTATCGGCCGCCGTAACCTCCCTCGGCATCGAGACACAGGCAGGCTCTACATCCATGTCGAAGCTCATTTCGGAGCTGATGACCGCAGTGGAGACCGGAGAGAACCTGAACGAAATCGCCGGTATATCCAACATGACCGCCGACGAATTCAAGACGGCCTGGGGCGAGAATGCCGTCTCCGCTTTGCAGGCCTTTGTGACCGGCCTGAGCGACACGGAACGCAACGGAAAGAGCGCCACCGTGGCTCTCGACGATCTCGGTATCACAGAGGCCCGCGAGCAGCGCATGATCTTGTCCCTGTCCAACTCCGGGGATCTGCTTACGCGCACCGTCAACACCGCGAACACGGCCTGGTCCGAGAATACCGCGTTGACCGCGGAGGCTGAGAAGCGTTACGGCACGACCGCGAGTAAGGTCACCATGATGCAGAACGCCTACAACAACCTCAAGATTTCCGTAGGCGACGCGCTGACACCGGCGCTGAGTGAGCTTTACGCCGTCGCGACAGAACTGCTGAAAGGCGTCACGAGCTTTATTGAAAAGAACCCGGCGCTGGTTAAGGCCGTCACCGCTTTTGTTTTAGTGTTCGCCGCCGTCATCGCTGCCCTTACTACCTATGCTGTTGTTGCAAAAGTGGCAGCTGCAGCATCTGCGCTGCTCTCTGCTGCCATCCCTGGCGTCAATGTTATTATGGCTGTTACTGCGGCAGTTGCCGGAATTACTGCCGGAATTGTTGCTTTGGTCTCTGCCGCCAATGAGGGCGTACCGTCGGTGAAGGAGCTGACCGAGGCCGCGCGCGGAATGTCCGATACGATGGACGAGGCCACGGCGACCTATGAAGAAACCACGTCGGCCACGCTTGCCGCTGCCAATGTCGCCGATACCTACATCGACAAGCTTGAGGAGATGGAGGCCGCTGGAATTGATACCGACGAAGAGCACAAACAGTATCACAACACCCTCGCTCTTCTGTGCCAGGTGGTGCCGGATCTGGCCGATTCCATTGACCTTGAAACCGACACGATCAACGGCGGTACCGAAGCTCTCCGCGTCAACACAGAGGCGTGGAAGCGCAACGCCATGCAGCAGGCCTACCAGGACCAGCTGACGAAGCTCTATGAGAGCTACTCGTCCGTTCTGATTGAGGCCGAGGAAAACAGCATCAATCTGACCAAAGCGCAGGACGCGCAGAAAATTGCGTCCCAGGGTATGACCGACACATATAGCGCCCTGCTAAAAGCACTCGGAATGACGGATGAACAGTTCCACAACACATACTGGACTGTTCAGGATATACCATACCGCGCCGTTTCTGACGATGTGGCGGATCTGCGAAGCCAGTACATCCAATATTCAGAGGACCTGCAAACTGCGCAGAAAGAAGAAAAGGCCTACAAGGAAGCCACTGAGGACGATAGTGAAGCTACCTCCGAAGCGGAAGAGCAGATTTCTCTCGCAGAGGAGGCGGTCAAAAATCTGACTGATGCCACCGAAGACGGAACCGACGCCGCGACAGATGCCGCCGCCGGCGAGGATGAGCTGAATGATGCCATCGGAGGCGTCACCGCTCAGATCACCACGCTCACGGAAGCCTACAACAACGCTTACGATGCCGCACTCGAAAGCATTCAGGGTCAATATGACCTTTGGGACGAGGCGGCCGACGTCGTTGCAACGAGTGCGGGCACGATCAATTCCAACCTTGAAAGCCAGATCACTTACTGGCAGCAGTATAACGACAATCTCGCAAAGCTGACCGACCGGAGCGCCGATATTCAAGGGCTTAGCGATATGATCGCCAGCTTCGCCGACGGCAGCTCCGACAGCGTGAACGCGATTGCCGGCATGGCTTCCGCCAGCGACGGAGATCTTGCCGCCATGGTAACCAATTGGCAGGAGCTCCAGACTGAGCAGGACAACGCCTCCGGAAGTATCGCGGACCTCAAGACGGATTTCACGGCCACCATGGATGAACTCCAGAAGGAACTTGCCGCGGATATCGACGCCATGGATCTCGGAACCGAAGCCGCCGAAAGCGGCAAGTCCACCATTCAGGGCTTTGTCAATGGGGCCGAGGAAATGATCCCATCCGTGCAGGCTGCTTACACCAGAGTTGCGCAGGCGGCTATCGACGCCATTGACAAAAAGCTCGACATCCACAGCCCGTCCCGCGTGATGATGGAAAAGGCAAACATGACCTGGGCCGGGTATATCAAAGAGACAGAGGCAATGGAGCCGGATGTCCAGGAGGCTATGGCCGGAACGGCCGGAGCCGGAGCCGACGCTATTTCGGAGGAAGAAGCGCAGATTGTGGCGTTGGCCCCTCAGCTGATCGCCGCACTCGGAGCATATGGTAACGTTACCGCTGCATCCTCGGAAACGGCAGGCGCCATAAGCGCCACCCCCGGAGCCTCTCCCGCATCTATACAGGTCGTATTCCAAATCGACGGAAATGCCACACCGGAAGTCTTGTCAGAGCTCCAGCGATACGGTGATGATTTTGCTGACAAAGTTCGTCAGGTGATGGAGGATGCCGGCATTGAGGCAGCAAGGAGGGGGTACCGATGAGCAAGACCTATACCACCGTTCAAGGCGATATGTGGGACAGCATTGCCTATTCCCAGCTCGGCGACGTTGCCTATACGGACGACCTGATGAACGCAAACCGCGCCCATCTCAGTTACTACACTTTCCCTGCCGGAATCGTGCTCACGCTCCCGGATGTGGTTGAAACCGTCTCCGACTCTCTGCCTCCGTGGAAGAAGGTGAGCGGATGAGCGACAGAAATCTTGCCAGGCGTGCGGACTACCAAGTGTACGTGGCCGGTGAAAACATCACAGCATCCATGAAGCAGTACCTCACCTCGCTCGACTATACCGACAACGAGGCAGACGAGGCAGACGACCTGCAGATCAAGCTTGAGGACCGGGATTCCGTTTGGCTGTGCAAATGGCTCAACACCATCGTTCAGTCGGCGGCGGCTTCCTCGTCCTCTACCGGCAGCGCATCGGGAGGAGGCTCGTCCTCTTCCCATGCGACCGTGCGTGTGGGCAGCAAGGGCAGCGACGTCGTCACTTTGCAGCAGAAGCTTCTCTCACTCGGATACAGCCTGCCCGTTTACGGCGCGGACGGCTCTTTCGGAAGCGAGACGCTCGCCGCGGTCAGGGCATTTCAGAAGGGCAAAGGATTGTCGGTCGACGGCGTGTGCGGTCCCAAGACCTGGGCGGCCCTCGAATCGGCGCAGGCATCCTCTTCCGCAGCGTCTGGAACCAAAGGCCTGAGTATTCAGGCCGTTATCATCCGCAAGAACTGGACCGGCGACGGGAAGGACAAGGTGCTCGACTGCGGGCAGTTCGAACTTGATTCCGTGGATGCCTCCGGGCCGCCGTCCGGTATTACCTTGAAAGCGACCGCGCTGCCGTACAGTTCACAAATCAGGCAGACCAAGAAGAGCCGCTCCTGGGAAGCCTACAAGCTCTCCGGAATTGCCAATGAAATGGCGACGAAAAATGGAATGAGCTGTATGTATCTTTCTGAATACGACCCCAGCTATGAGCGTGTGGAACAGGCCAACGTCAGCGACATCTCCTTCCTATCCACGCTTTGCCAGAACGCCGGGATCTCGCTCAAGGCCACAAATAACATCATCGTTCTTTTTGACCAGGCGACCTACGAGGCAAAGCCCTCTGTGTTTACCATCACGAGAGGGGCCGGAGGATATGAGAAGTACCGCCTTTCCACCGGCGAGGCTGATACGGAGTATGCCGCCTGCAGGGTGAGCTGCACTGACCCGAAAACCGGCAAGTCCATCGAAGGGACCGCTTATGTCGAAGATTACGATGCCGACGCCGAGAACAACCAATGCCTGGAGATCACGGCAAAGGTCAGCAGCATCGCGGAAGCAAAGACGCTCGCAGCGAAGCAGCTGCGGCTCCACAACAAGTATGAAAAGACCGCAACGTTCACGCTGCCGGGGAATCCGGATCTTGTGGCCGGCGTGACCGTCACGCTCAAAGACTGGGGCATGTGGAGCGGAAAGTATATCATCAATCAGGCGAAGCACAGCATAGGAAGCTCCGGCTATTCGACGCAGCTGAAGCTTCGCTGCGTACTGGAGGGATACTGATGGACGCTGAGAACATCCTGAGCAACCTCGTGCGTATCGGTACCGTCAGCGCAGTGGATGCCTCCGCCCGGAAGGCCCGTGTGATGTTCAAGGACATGGGCATCACTTCCGGTTGGCTGTACGTGTTGCAACACTATCAGGCGGGCGTTTACGTCGACCCGGACGGAGAGCACACGCATACCATCACAGACACCTATACGGGCGGAGGCTCGGCCAGCACGAAGCCGGATCACGACCACGCCGGGACGCATCTGACATACTGGATGCCGAAGGTGAATGACCGGGTGCTCGTGCTTTACCTCCCCGTATTCAACGGGGACGGATTTGTGTTAGGGGGGATATAAGTGGCACAGATCGGATGTCTCGGCGATATCGTGTTCACGGTATCCTCGAGAAAAATTGAGACCATTGACAACGTCCAGTGGGCCGGATCTGTCCGTTACACGCAGCACCAGATACCATACGGAAACGCCCTGACGGAATTTACGGGGATCGACTCGGACACCATTTCCTTTGATATGGTGCTTTCCGCATATCTTGGCGTAGATGTGATGACGGAGTTGACAAAGATATGGACTTACGAGCGGCAGGGCCGCGCCGTCCCCTTCGTTGTAGGGAACAAGGTGTACGGGAAATACCGCTGGACAATTGAAAGCCACAAGATCAAATTTCAGACGTTCGATAAATGGGGAGAACTGACCGGCGCCACTGTTTCCGTAAGCCTGCTGGAATATCTGAAATAAGGGGATGATGGCAATGAGCTATAAAGTCAGCACAAAAGACCTTAGCAGCATTTCTCTCAACGAGAGCGACACCGTCAAATCCGTGCTTCAGAATGTAGCGGTCATTCTTTCAACCAGGCAGCAAAGCGTCCCCCTCTATCGGGGGTTCGGTCTTCCTATGAAATTTGTAGACAAGCCGATTCCCGTGGCGCAGCCCATGCTTGTCGCGGAGATCAACGAAGCAATATCGGAATATGAGCCGCGCGCCTCTGTGGTGGCCGTCACCTTTGAGATCGACGAAAGTGCGCCGGGCAGGTTGATTCCGACCGTGGAGGTGGAAATAAGCGATGAGTAGGAACACAGAATATCAGTTTGTGAGCACAGACACGGAAACACTCGTTTCGCAGATGGTGGCCGCCTATGAGACCATCACGAAGACGACTGTGCAGCCTGCCAGCCCGGAGAAGCTTTTCATCCAGTGGGTGGCGGATGTCATTGTTCAGGAGCGTACCCTGAACAACTATACAGGCAATCAGAACATTCCGAGTCGGGCCGAGGGAGAAAATCTCGACGCGCTGGGCGAACTGTTCCATGATAAGGACCGCCCGGCGGCGCAGGCGGCTGTTTGTACCGTGCGCTTTCACATATCTGAAGCGCAGGAGACCTCAATTCTCCTCCCAGCCGGAACGCGCGTTACCGACGCCAGCAATACGCTTATCTGGGCGACCACGGCAGACGCCTATATTGCCATTGGAAACACGTACGTTGATGCGGAGGTACAATGCCGCACCACAGGAACGGTCGGGAACGGATGGGCTGCAGGGCAGATCAACACCTTAGTTGATCTGTATGAATACTGCGACAGCTGCGAGAACACTACGGCCAGTGATGGCGGCTCCGATGAAGCGACCGACGATGAGTATTATGAGCTGATGCGGTCCGGTGAGGACGCATACAGCGATGCCGGAGCGAAGGGCGGCTATATCTACTTTGCAAAGCAGGTATCCACGGAGATCGCGGACGTCGTTGCAAACTCGCCCAGTGCCGGGCAGGTCAACCTGTACGTTCTTATGGAAGACGGAAGCATCGCGTCCTCCACCATCAAGGCGAAGGTACTGGCTGCCTGCAATGCGGACAAGGTCCGCCCATTGACGGATTACGTCGTTGTGGCAGATCCGGAAATGGCGAGCTACAATATCACGTTTACTTACTACATCGCCTCTGATTCAAGCCTGAGCGCGTCTGAAATTGAAACGGCGGTACAGGCCGCGGTCAATGAGTATGCCGAATGGCAATGCGCAAAGCTGGGACGGGATATTAATCCATCGCACCTGATCGGCCTGCTTATGCAGACGGGCATCAAGCGCGTGGAGCTGACTTTCCCTGCGTATACGGCTTTGCGTGACGGAAGCGACAATACTGTGCCGCAGCTCGCCTCCAAGGGTACCGTGTCTATCACGAACGGAGGGTATGAGAATGAGTAACGGCATCACCGCTGATAATCTGCTGAGGACGCTGCCCTCTGTCCTTCAGAACGACACAAGCATGCAGGCACTCGCATCTTCCATCTCCGGTGTGCTGGCCGCGCGCCCAGTCGAGATCGACCTGCTCCGGATCTATACGCAGATCGATTCCCTTCCGGAAGGACTGTTGGATATCCTCGCTTATGATTTCAAGATCGACTGGTACGATCCTACCTACATGACGCTGGAGGAAAAGCGTAAGACCGTGAAGAACTCCTGGCGCGTACATAGGACGCTCGGGACGAAGGGTGCCGTCGAGAGCGCGCTTTCCGCAATCTATGAAAATTCCGAAGTAATCGAGTGGTTTGATTATGACGGAGATCCGTTTCACTTCAAAATCCAGATCGACGCCAACTATGAGGACATCGACCAAGAGAAATACGCGCGTGTGATCTCCCTTGTCAGCTTTTATAAAAATCTCCGGTCTGTTTTGGACGAGGTCGAATTTCTCGCCACAGGCGGGACGGCAAGCGAATATATCTACACGGCTGCGGTCGGCTTTGAGCTTGAGTGCTCGGCCACGGCCCACAACTACCATTAAGGAGGCGCCTTATGTCTTATTATTCCGATGCGGTTGTCACAAACGCTGGCGACGGGGTTTTGCAACTCTACAACGGCGGCGCACAGCTCACGATAGACGGGGCGGTCGGGGGAACAGGCACCGTGAGTACGTCCGCCCTCATGGCACAAACGGCCCTTGTCAGCCAAAAGCAGTCACTTTCCATCGTTAGCTACACCAATGTTTCCAACGGCATCAAGCTCGGGATTCGCATCACCAGTTATGGGGTAACCACGCAATACACGCTGAATCAGATCGGCGTCAAGGCTCATGCCAACAACGCAAGCGCAGTTTTGCTGGCATTGTACCAGGACGGCACCGGCGTCACCATCCCGACGTATGCCGATAAGCCTGACTTCGCGTTCACCTTCAACGCAATTATCGCCATGTCTAACACCGGTACGCTATCCGTTACCATCGACACCTCAGCACTGGTGTCTCTATCCGCGATGAACACAGCCCTTGCCGCCAAGCAGGACAAGATTACAATCAGTGGCGTTCTGAAAGGCGATGGCACCGGAAACATCACCGCCGCAACTGCTGGCAGCGACTATGGATTGCCACTTGCAACGGGCTCTGGCGCTCCTTCAGACGCAACCGCAGGCGTTGCAGGGCAGCACTACTACGACAGCTCCTCGGGCAAGGAATACGTCTGCAATGGCGTTGACACTTCCGGGAAGTATATCTGGGCGCTGTCCGGGGCAAGCGATGCGGCTGATCTGACCTACAACGGAGGATCTCTTGACACCGCCCTTGACAATATGGCGCAGGGCATCAGCGACCTGGGCGACGCTGTGGACGAAAGCAAGACGCTTTCCGGTGCCACTGACCCGACCAGCTCAACGGCCGGCGCGGTGGGCCAGATGTACCTTAACACTTCTACCGGGGAAACCTTCATCTGCACCGCCGCCAGCGGAAGCACCTACACATGGAAGCAGACGGGAGCGACGCCGGTATACCCGGAGATCGTTGCCACTGTTACCAGCGGCGCGGTGGTTACCTGCACCGACGGGACCACAACGCTCACGGCGACCAGTAACGGAAGCGCCAAGTTTGAGATTCCCAATTACGGTTCCTGGACGCTGCAGGCCACCTATGGAGGCCAGACTTCGGGGGCAGAGGTTATCACTGTGGATAGCGTGAAGCAGTACGCTGTAACGCTTTCGTTCTTCTCGGCCACGCTGACGGTCACAGCAGAAGTGAACGCGGTCGTTGCGGCCACGGATGGAACGCACAATTATTCAGGGACATGCGGCTCTGGCGGTGCCTGCGCGCTGACCGTTCGCTATGCCGGTACCTATACCATCACGGCAACGAAGAACAGCGCCACATCCTCGACGGCCAGTAAGAGCGTCACGACCAGCGGCAGCAGTTATACCTCCACGGTTACGTTCTGCACGCTGACAGTTACCATCGACAGCGGTTCGGCCGTGTCCGTGACTAACGGCGCCACCACGCTCACCGGTACCAGTACCAGTACCGGCACTGTAAAATTCTATCTTCCGAATACCGGTACATGGACGGCAACAGCGACGCTATCCGGTCAGACCGCTTCAGGCAGTATTTCGTGCGGCAGCTACACCGGCTACTCTCTGGAGCTGTCCTACGTCAAAGTGTTCGGCGTGTCCTGGAACTACGGCAGCAGTTCGACCGCCTTGACGCGCCTGCTGAAAAGCACCGACCCGAACAGTCTGGTCACCGTTGACGTTACCACGGAACCGGTCCCGGCAGTCGGTACCGCCTCCGGAAGTTCTCCCTTCGACAGCTATATGCCTTGGAGCGGGATGGATGAATTCAACGTCATCAGCAATGCGCTTTCCTACCAAAAAGGAGCCACCGGATTTTCAAGAACGAGCTATGACACCGTTGTTCGCATCCCGAAGTTCTACTATAAAATCGAGCAGGACACAACTAATTCCAAGTTCCGCTTTTATGTAGCCGACGGCCCGAAGGACGGCTTCTCGGTGCATCCGGCCTTTTCCAGAGGCGACGGCTCCGTGCGGGATTACATTTACACCGGACGATATAATACCGGCAGCGGATACATCACGAAGTCAGGCTATGCGCCGCTCGTCAATATCACGCGAGCTACTGCCAGATCGGGCTCTCATGGGAAGGGAACTCCGTGGTGGCAATACGATTATGCCGCGTGGAGCGCCGCGTGGCTTTTGTATTTGGTCGAATTCGCGGATTGGAATTCTCAGACCAAGATCGGACGCGGCTATGTAGATGGAAGCGCCGCGATCAATTCCGGCGGCACCGACAGCATGACCTATCATACCGGCCGCGCTTCCGGAACGGACGGGCTGACGGCGGTTCAATACCGCCACATTGAAAACCCGTGGGGCAATGTTTGGGAGTGGATCGACGGAATCAATTTTTCAGACCGGCTCGCTTACATCTGCCTTAACCCGGCGAACTTCGCGGATGATACCAGCACAAACTACACGAGCAGCGGCGTCACACTGTGCTCATCCGGGTGGATCACCGGCCTTACCAGATCCTCCGCGTTCCCGTTCGCTTTCCTTCCCACGGCAAATGGAGGAAGCGAGACTACCTACATACCGGATTACGTGTGCTCCTTCACCGGCTGGTACGTTCTTATGGTCGGCGGTAGCTGGAGCTATGCCGGGTATGCTGGGCTGTTCTACTTCTACGCCGACTACTCCTCTTCGAACACGAGCGCGAGCGTTGGCGCGCGCCTCCTTTTCCTACCCTAACGGGGGACGGGGGGCCGCAGCCCCCGGCGCTTCCGACTCGCAGAACGCCGCGTAAATGCGGCGTGATTCTTACCGCGCGGAGCGCGGCCGCGTAAATTTTTCAGAATAACGTATTTCGTTATTTCCTCACGATTTCAGCATTTCTGCCCGGCGGCGCGGTATCATAGCCGGGTGGAGCAAATTTGGGGACTTCTGCACAGAGCGCGCCGCTCTTTTTTCCGACGTGAACTCCAACACCGGCTGGTACGTTCTTATGGTCGGCGGTAACTGGAACAATGCCGGGAATGCTGGGCTGTTCTACTTCAACGCCAACAACTCCTCTTCGAACACGAGCACGAACATTGGCGCGCGCCCCCTTGTTATTAAGGCCTCCATGTGCAGGAGCCTCCACACCGCTCGGTGAAAATATTGCCGCTCAGGACCGGGTTTAGTAGGTCGATTCTCGAAAGACCTGGCAGGCAAACAAGGACGGAGGCAAGGCAAATGCCAAAGCGAGTAGGACACCTGTATGAAGCCATGGTGGACAAGGCCTTGATTCGGGCCGCGATTCTTTCCGGCGCGCACGGCAAGAGGAACCGCTGGGATGTGAAGGACGTTGTAGCCGACGTCGACGGGCATGTCGACAAGCTGTACGATATGCTTGCAGCCGGCGAATTCGTCCCCTCAATCCCAAGGGAAAAGGTTATCTTTGACACCTGCGGACAGAAGAACCGTACAATCAATGTCGTCCCATTCTTTCCGGATGGTGTGATGCACCAGCTCATGGTAATGGTGCTGCAGCCGGTGCTGATGCGTGGGATGTACTCATGGAGCTGTGCGTCCATACCAAACCGCGGAGGAAATCGCGCCATGAAGAAGATCGCGCACATCATTGAGCATGATCCGAAAGGCACGCGGTATATCTGCAAAATGGATGTCAGAAAATTCTACCCGTCGATCAGCCACAAAAAGCTGATCTGGGCGCTGGCCCGGAAAGTCAAGGACAAGCGATTCCTGAAGCTCGTTTACGATGTAATCGAGACTTGCCCGCAAGGGCTGGCCATTGGCTACTATCTGTGCCAATGGCTCGCAAATTTCTATCTCGAGCCGCTCGACAACTACATCATGACGCTCCCCGGCGTGAAGTACATGGTGCGTTATATGGACGATATCGTATTGTTCGGGCCAAACAAGAAGCAGCTCCACAAGTGCCGGAAGCTCATTGAAAAATTCATGTGGGAACGTCTGGGTCTCCACATGAAAAAGAACTGGCAGGTGTTCCCACTGAAAGCGCGAATGCTGGATTTCGTCGGGTATAAATTCGGACGGGATCATATCACGCTCAGGCGCCGGAACTTCCTGCGATTTACCCGGCAGTGCCGTAAGGCGCAAAAGAAGATCCAGCTCAACAAGCAAATATCCTTCCAGCTCGCCGCAGGCCTGCTCAGCCGGGCGGGCCAGCTCAAGCACTGCGACAGTCATAAAATCCGGGTGAAGTACCTGGACCCCATAGGGGTAAAAACTTTGAAGGAGGTCGTGCGATATGAAAGTAAGAGGCGACAAAGCGCCCTCCAATGCGTTCACGCTGGAGGAGCAGCCTAAGAAGCCGGGCTATGTTCTTCTCCGGCTTTTTGAAAACGTCGAGGCATTTTCGGAAACCAACGACGGCCTGACCATCAGCGGATATCAGTACGATGAATATACGCTGGAGCTTGAAGATGCGGACGGCCTTTCCGATGACATTCTTGGAAGCTATGCCGCCTATCTGACAGAGGCAAAGCTGAAAGAGGCAGAGGAAAAGACCATTCCCACCCTGAAAGAAAGGGTAGCTCAGCTCGAGGGCGATAACGGCACGCTCACGACCAAAGTCAGCGGCCTCGAGAGCCAGGTCACAGAAGCACAGTTGGCGCTTTGCGACGTGTATGAACAGGTCGTTGCAACGCAAACTGCCAGCACAACATAAGGGGTGAGGCTGTATGGAGAAAATTTATGCGGAGCTGATCCGCAAAGGGCTGAAGGCCATTGAGGACGTACCGGAATGCATTCGCGATAAGGTGCGGACTCTGCTTGAAGAGAATGGAGCTGAGGACAATGCTTAGTCCTCGGCTCTTTCTTTTATACATCCTTTTCGGAAAGGAGGTGCAGACCATGGCAATCGTGTATGTGACGCTTATCATCAAGGGGAAAAAGACCCTCGACCAAGTCCCGGCAATCATCAAGTCTCAGGTTGAGCAGTTGCTGGAGGATTTGGAGATCACGGTCTGACAAGCGTTATTCTGCATTTCAAGCGCGCATACAAGCGGCCGTCTTCGGGCGGCTGCTTTTTTGTGCGCATCTCAGGGCCGCGCAGGTTTCGGCCCGGTCGGGAAGGAGGAAGTATCGTGCTCAAAATTCTGAATGCCATTATCACCCGCGTTCTCGGGGAAAAGTTGGATTTACTGATAATGACTGAATCGAGGTGCCTTGACAGTGAGCTTTTCTGAAATCATCACACTGATTATTGGCGTCGTTCTCGGAGGTTCCGGTATCGGTGGAATCATCTTCTGGCTTATCAAGCGTTACATCGAAAAGCGTCTGAACATTGCCGAGGCGACAAGCAAAAAACGCCAGGCGATGATGCAGGAAAAGCGAGAACTGGATCAAGAGTACGACCATGCGGTCGGGCGCTGCCTTTTCTGGCTCAATGATCAGGTTGTCCACAAAGACGCCGGGGAAGATCTCGAAAATGCCATGGCGAGGTTGAACGAGGTCGAGGAACGCAAGAAGAAACGGGAACGCGAAATAGTCGCCATCTATGAAGACCCATAAAGGAAGTGACACAAATGGCAGATCCAAAAATTGAACTTGATGAGCTTCCCGAGGAAGCAAAGGACGAATTAACAGGTGGAAGAGAGGAGGGCGAAGAGGACGATGAGTAACAGTTCACTGGTAACATACACAAAGCTATCGCCGAACTGCACATCTCCGCGCAACCATGCGATTGACACTGTGTCAATCCATTGTATGGCCGGGAAACTAACGGCGAAGCAATGCCTGAACCTGTCGTCATTCTCAACGTATAGCACGACAAAAGGGTGCTCGTGCAACTATGCAATCGGGTATGACGGAGAGATCGCTTTGTGTGTAAACGAAGCAGACCGTTCATGGTGCACCAGTTCAAGAAGCAATGACAACAGGGCGATTACGATCGAGGTCTCCAACAGCAGCAACACAGATTCGGACTGGCCCGTATCTGATGCGGCATACAAGTCTCTGATAAACCTGCTGGTAGACATCTGCCAGCGCAACGGCATCAAGCGGCTGCAGTGGCAGGGAGACAAGGACCTGATCGGCCAGGTGAGCAAGCAGAACATGACCGTTCACCGCTGGTTTGCGGCAAAGGCCTGCCCGGGCGATTACCTGTACGGCCGCCACGCGGCGATCGCCGCAGAAGTTAATAAACGACTAAATGCCGCAGCTGATGCTGCTGAAGAGGAGGACGACGATATGGATAAGGACAAATTCAAGGCACTCTTTCTGGAGATGCGTCAGGATCTCCGGGACAATGATGCCAGCGACTACAGCCAAGAGGCCCGGGACTGGGCCACCAACAGCGGACTAATTAAGGGCGGCAGCGAAACCGAATTCAACGGGATGTGGGAGGACTTGATGACACGCGAGCAGCTCGTTACGGTTCTGTATCGTTTTGCCCAGCTGATGGGCAAAGCGTAATGGCTCGCGGGAAACATTCTGCGCGGAAGAAGAAAAAGGTCAAGCGGGAGTGGAGCAAGGTGATGACGCTCCTGGTTGTCCTTTCCGGTTTCGTCATCGCGCAGGAGGCGCTTTTCCTGATGTTTTACTGCATCAAGAATGAGTACACATCCACGGCGGCATGGCTAACCGCCGCAGTCGGACTAGCCGAGGCCATCATCGGCGCCGGACTCACCGGCTACCTGAGCCTCGCGAAGTCGGATCATTCGGAAGGCGGCATCACCTTTGAGACAGCCAAGGCCGCCAATTTTAAGACGGGCGCGGGCAGCGATAACAGCCCCGCCATTTGAGGAGGATAAACTATGAATCTCACTACCAATATTGCAACGCTGATCTCCATTATCGGCGTGCTAGTGGCGCTCACCAACATCATCGTGGAGGTTATAAAGAAAGCCACATGGGAGAAGATTTCCACAAATGTCTTAGCTGTAGTGGTATCTCTCGCGCTGACGCTCGTAGCGTTTTTCGCTTGGACCAGCTACGCCGGTATCGCGGTCGTCTGGTACTATATTGTGGCCGCGGTAATCGTCGGCATCATGGTGGCCTATGCCGCCATGTTCGGCTTCGACAAATTGAAAGAAATCCTTACGAATCTGCAAAAGTCCAGCGAGTAATTACAACCGTACCTTACAGGACATAAAAGCCCCTCTTTCTCGGCTCACAACCGGGAGAGAGGGGCTTTCTTTTTTTTGCCCATTACATCAGCGCGATTCCCCATTCGGACAGGGGCAGCGGCTTCCCGCACATATCGCGGATAGCTTCATCCATGCCGCACTGATCGCAGATGTACACCTTTGCGTGACGGCTCAGGGCGTTTGTTGTCAGCTTTTCTTTCATGCGGTATTGGCCGCAGCGTGGGCACGGAAAGAACCCGCCCTCCTGCACCTTCGCGAATTCCTCAATAAGAGCCTTTGCCTGGTCGCTTGTTCTCGTTGCCATCCGTTTACACTCCCTTCCCGTTTAATGGCTGTTGCAACTCAACTCCGGGGCTCTCAGGGGCGTTCCCGTCCGAATCGATAATGTCAACAGACACGATCGTTTCAAAATCGTCATGCACCGCCCCGATGTTCATCTGCGAGCCGACTTTGTAGTATTCCCGGATCGTTTCCTCACTGGCGTTCATCCTTGTGGTGATTACGTCTCCGTTCTCAAAGGTCACCCTGGCGGTTTTCGCCTTGCATTCGAGATCCGCGCAGAATTCCTCATAGCTCATATGGCCTTCGGCTTTCATCGCGGCGCTGGCTGCCTGAAGCTCTGCAGGCGTCCAATCTCTGCTCATGTGATCCACTCCTTCCTTCAGATATCAAGATATCGTTTTCAAGGTACAATCTATCGTAAAAGGGGCGGCATATTCTCCCCTGAGCCGACGGGTTCCCGCGACGCCCCGGAGGGCGTTTCGGCTGCTACCCGGGCAACCATCATCAGGCGGGGCTATTCGATCACTTCGTAGCAGCGGTAGCCGTGCCAGGTATGTTCCGGATTCATCTGGCGCCACCGTTCTTCATCGTAGAAGAACGCGCAGTTCAGGCAATCGGGATGCCTGTCCGGGAAGCGGGCTCTGAACTTCTCGTGCGCTTCGTTCCAGTCCGCTGCGTGAACCTCCACCCAGCCGTTCTGATAAGGGAACTTCTCGTCGCTGCCGAAGGTGTAGAAAAACTTGTTCATGATGTACTTCCTTTCCGGCCGGGCTTGTGACCGGCCTGCCGCATTACGCGCCCCGTGAGGGGCGTGGCACTCTGCGATTATTCAGGAAGTTCTTCTACCGCGCCTTGCTTTGTGTCCGCAAACCGGGCCTTGTGCATGATACCGAGGCTCGGGAGAAATGCCCACGCTTCAGGGCTCACGTCGCAGTATTCCAAAATGCCAGCCTTGAGGAGGTCGCCCACGGTTCCGACGACACCAAAGCATACCTCATGGTCATTGCTCCATACAGACCGAATGCTAGTTTCCGAGTCCCCCTTCTTTCTGAAAAATTTCATGTTGTGCTCCCTTCTTTGTAAAGATCGAGAATGAGGCGGGTATGGTTTGTCGTGATTTCCGAAAGGTCTAAGGTTCCTCCGTTCATCAGAAGCCCCCGAATAATATCGCCGCGCTGCTCTTCGGTGCAGTTGATTGCCTCATCGAAAGCCGTCATGTCCGGGTACTTTTTAACATCGTCACTGGTAGTAACTTTAATTCCGTCGAAAATTTTGATGGTTTTCATTTCGTTTACCTTTCTGCCCTCGTAACCTCCGGGGCGGGTCGTGTCGGTTAATCGTAGAACGGGCAGAGAGTATCGTTCCAGACCTCGTAGTACCAGCGGGATGTGTTGAAGCGGATGTAGTGGTAATCGGTGGCACAGTAGATGGGGCGGCGGTCGATCTTCCGGCCGGTCTTGCGGCACTGATGATGGCGGTTGACCTCTTCTTCGTCGACTTCATGAAGAATGGTGATTTTATTGCGGTCGAAGTCGAACTCGCTGCAAATCCAGTCCTTGGCTTCTTCGTCCGTCATGTAGTACGTGCCGTTCGGAATACCGCTGGCGAGCCGCTCATAATCGGCCTGCTTCACGTTGTGGTCGCTTTCGTAAGGCTTCCACTCCTGTTCTCTTTCGAGCTGTGCCTTGAGCCTTTCGACCTCTTTCTCAAGTCCGGAGATCTTCTTGTGGTTTTCCTTTTCGGCCTTATCGGCTTCAATAATTCTTGTGATGCTGGCTTTCCGAGCGATGGCTTCAGCCATACCGTTTTCGTTCTGCTTGTAGGCCTTGCAGAAAGCGTCTTTATCAAGATTGCTTTTCGTGTAGGCTTCTTCGATGAAGCTGTAAAGGTCTTGGCTGGGATAGAAGCCTGTGCGGCCTTCAAGTTCCTGGATCATCATTTTCGCGTCCTCCTTAATTTTTATGTATGAATTATTTAGAGTTATTAAAGTATTATTTTGCGTTCTCTGTATTTTTATATTAGCACCCGTTGGAAGAGATGTCAACATAAATTTTAGCATATTTGAAAATTTATTTTGACAACTCTAAATAATGGTGTTATTATCTGAGATGGAAGGAGGCGGAGCCTATGATTAGCTATGATCCGCTTTGGAAGCTCCTTATTGATAAGAAGCTGAAAAAGCTGGAGCTATGCAAAGTGGCCGATATAAGTACGGCCACGCTTGCCAAGATGGGGAAGGATGAGTATGTTGCTCTCCCTATTCTGGAGAAGATCTGCTTGGCGCTCGATTGCCCCATTGAATCCGTAATCGAGATAAAGGGGCGCGGCAGCATCGGGACGCCTATCCCCAGCATGGGGGATATTGCCGAGGCCGACGGCGGCAAGCTCATAGACAAGACCGGCAAGGAATGGGATGCGGGATTGGTAAAGATCAATGATGCCCTCGGCGGTGGCTATGAGCTTTGCCACGTGGAAGAGAAGCGCGCCCGAAAAAAGAAAGGCCCAGACGAATAATCGTCCGGGCCTTGGAGCTAAGCTCATCTCTTGATATGTATGTCGTTTCCAGCACGAGTTTTTGTTCTAGGCTCACTGTTAGGAACCCTTGTAATGATATCCGATATATCGCAGTCCAGCGCCTCACATATCAAATCGAGATGTTCAAGGTTTACCCGCTCGGCGATCTCATGATAGAGGTCGTTAATCGTAGATGGGCGTATTCCCGTCATCCGGGCGAGATCGGCCTGCGTCCACCTTCGCTCGCCAAGCCTGGTGGACAGTAAAATTTTAATCATAGCCTTGCTCCTTTACGGTAGATTCTAACGACCATTTTAGAATTCCGCTGGCTTTTGTTAGAAAATAACGTATTCGGTTATAGCTATGAACACAAAGAGAGGCCGCCACAAGGGGATTGCCCCATGTGACGACCTCTCTTTTCAGATTTCCAGTAGACATAAAGGAAGAGCCAGAACGAACACGCCGTCGAGCATATAAATACTCGGCTCTGTGGTTCGTCTGGCTCTGCTTTGGTGGAGGTGAGGGGAGTTGAACCCCTGTCCGAAAGCACTTCCTCAGAAACTT